CGAGCGGGGCCGACCTGAGCGGGGCCGACCTGAGCGAGGCCAACCTGAGCGGGGCCAACCTGCGCCGGGCCAACCTGAGCGGGGCCGACCTGAGCGGGGCCAACCTGAGCCGGGCCGACCTGAGCGAGGCCAACCTGAGCGGGGCCAACCTGAGCGGGGCCAACCTGCGCGGGGCCAACCTGCGCGGGGCCAAGACCGACGACAAGACGGCCATCGATCGTTGGTCGATGGTGATCGTCGGCTCAGTGCACGTGATCGCAGCCACTCAGTCCGAGGTGAGTATTGGCTGCCGCACTTACCCCATCAATCACTGGTTGGAGCACTACGAGGAGATCGGGAAGCACGCCGGCTACACTCCCGAGCAAATAGAAGAGTACGGCGGGCACCTGCGGAGGGTGGCGGCCGTGATTGCCGCGATGGCCGCGGGAGGTGCAGTATGAGCGCCGCGCCAGCCATGCAGATTGAGCGGCAGCAGCCCCACAAGTCGCCCGACTACATGCGGGTGATTGAGCTGGTCAAGGAGATCGGCGGCAAGAACGGCTTCGAGCCGGTGCCGTGGGATCAGATCGGCTGGCACGGCCGCGCCGACCAGTCGCCCCTTCAGCGCATGTGGGCCTGGCTCATCTCGAAGACCTTGCGCAAGGGCCACTGGTCGCCCTACGCGATCACCAAGCGCGAGCAGCACGGCGGCGAGGAGCTGCACATCGAGCACGCCGCGCAAGCGCTTGGAATGGACGTAGCGAACGCCTACCGGACGTGGAAAGAGGGAGTTGCGCGCGGATTATGGCGCAACGGGACGAAGGAGGAAGGGAAGCGCCGGATGTACATCTGCGGCTCGGTGCCTCAGGTGGAAGGCGAAGAGGAAGCGAAGCACCCCCCCCTTCAAATTGTCTGTACAGACAATTTGCCGGAGTACATCCTGTTGGAAATAAAGGCTTGGTCTCCGGAGAGGCAAGCGCAGTTCAGCCAGGAGTGGGCCATGCGCGTCAAGGTCCGCAACATCACCCTCGCGGAACTCGTCAAGGCTGGGCGCACGATACTCACTGAGGACGATGATACACAACTTCAGCGCTGGGGTCTACAACTAAAGCATCAGAAACATCCCTCATCCCAGCGGATCGCCGGCCGCGAGGCGCGGATTGCCACCGTCCTCCCAGAGGTTCGGCAGTCAGTACTGACAATATTCGAGTTAGTACAAACTCAAGAAAAGGCCCAGTACAGACCCGAAAATCAACCGGTACAAACAGCCGCATCCTTATTGCCTGAGACTACTACCAGAGAGAAGAAAGATCGTGGAGCGGGCGGTACACCCGATAGGGTTTCCCGGCCCGTAGCTGCCCACCAAGCTGTTGATGGCAGGAAGGACAAGCAGCACCCCGCGCCACAACTGCCCGTTTTGACCGATCTGGAAAACCAAGCCCTAATTCTGCTCTTTTTCGAGACGGGAAGGATGCAAGAGGCCTTTCCCCACACCGATTTCGGCTCTGAGCGGATTGATCCGCAAGACAAGGCCGATCAGATCTGGGCGCGACGGGTACTGCACCAGGTCGGCGCCGAGAATATGACCGGATTTATTCTCTCCGTGGCAGCCAAATTCAAGGGGCTGGACCGCAACGCTCTGGCGAAGCTGCCATCGCGCGCGCCAGGCACGGACATCGGTCCGCGCTCGCTCGGCTTGATCCTCGCCTGGGCTGGAGACTACGCCCGCAGACTCAGTGAGGCCGCGCGGCCGGCAGAGATATCAGCCAAACAGCGGGCGGAAGAGGTACGCTCCTGCCGCTGGCTACTCGCACAGCCGGACACCAGCGTCAAAGCCAAGTCAATCGCGCGCGACACGCTGCGCGCGTACGGCCAGAAGGTCGAGGAGGTGAGCTGATGGCACCCGCACCCGTCAGATCTCCGATTCCTCTCGCCACCCCCGCCGCCGTCGCGCGCAACCTGCTGGAGGCGCGGGCCATGCAGGCGCACGAGATCCACGCCTACCGGATCGGCTATCAGCCCGGATGGGCCAACCTAACCGAGCATCAGCGCCAGGCGTGGCGTGAGGTCGTCCAGTGGTTCGATAGCATAGAGCCACAGTGTTCCGAGTGCCACCAGCCTATCTGGTGCCGGAAGTGCCGAGGGCGCGAATAATGCCTATCCGTATGCTTCCCGAGCCGCCGCCCGACCGACGGCTCACCTACCTGAACATCATCCTCCACCAGCACAAGCCACACGGCACCTGGTACGCATATGTCCGCGGCTGCCGCTGTGTGGAGTGCCAGGCTGCGGCGCGCGAGTACCAGCGCCACATCCGAGTCGATGCGCAGCGCGCCACAGTGCCCTGGCAAACGAGAAGAGAGATGTACCTGCGAGCTAAGCGCCAACTGCGGAAACTAATTGACGATGGCTGGCCGCGCCCTCTCCTCTCACGCGAGCTGGGGTTTGCCGGCGGGTGGCTGCCGATCTACAGCCAGGCGCGCAAGTTTGAGGCGCGTACCGCCTCGAAGGTCGAAAGGCTCGCCAGGCGCATTGAGGGCGGCTACCTCCAGAGGCTCGCGTGAGCACCTGCGCGTTCTGCCCGGCCATCGGGGATCTGCAAATCTGCGGCTTTCCGGTTCAGGGCTTCGTGCCGTCGACGTATGGCCGGTTGGCGGTGGGCGACCAGGTGCGGCGGATCTCAGACAAGGCCGAGCGGCCGCCGGCTACGGTGGTAAGGCTCAAGGCGAGATGCAATGGTGTGGAAATTCCCTGGGGGAGTAAAGCGATTACACCCGGGACGATGCTCTACGCCTACGCTTCGGTTACGGTGATTCTGCAGAAGGCCAACGGCAAGGAGATTACCCGTGAGGTCTACGCCCGTTCGCCGGTTCGGGTCCTTCGGCAGATGGTTTGCGGGGCGCTGGTCTGCGAGTTGCACCGCTGCGAGCGCGGGCCAGGTGCGACGTGCTGCGCTGATCACTGGCGATCCCTATCATCTTCGTGACGTCACGAAAGAGATCTACGGGTGCAGCAGTTTTCTCTGTTCTCTCTTCATGTGCTCGATGACGGAGTCGGATTTTGAGGCTCGAGCTTTCGACTCGTTCACCCTGCCGGTTTTGATCTGATCCCAGATGTCTCGGGCCGTTCCTGGGGGTTTCGAGGGCTTCACGTGCTGAGGCGGCGTGCCAGCGAACAGGGTTGTGAGAAGCTCTTTGTTCTGGTACTTGTCGGCGTCGGGACCGGCGAGCATTTCCCATGCGTTAGCGAAGCTCCAGGGGAAAGGCACGAGAGACTTTCCCATCTCGATTACTCCGCGCGCGGTGGAGGCCAGCGGGTTCATGCCCTTCGGTGCGATCTCGCGGCCGAGAAAGGTCTCGTTCTTCTGCGATTCATTCCAGGCGCGCAGTCCTGGGCCGGCGGACTGGCCGATGGTGCGCAGGGGGCCTTCGATGCCACCGTACTCGATGATGTTCCCCAGCGTGTTCGCCAGTTGCCCTGCCGCGCCGCGAAGGAAGATGTTCTGGTAGACGTCGTTCCCGTCCTTGTCAGTTCCCATGTAGACCTGGGTGGGACGCTTCGAAGGCTTCCCCGAGAACATGAGGCTGGCGAGCTGGGTGGCGATCATACCGCCCGTGAGCGTTCGCAGCCAGAACATCCGCGCCATCTTGCCAGCCGGCGTGCCGCCCTCAAACGTATATTTCGCGTTGAGGATGTTGCTCCACCACCAATCCGGAGCGAGTTGGAGTACCCGCGCGAAGTTTAAGGTCATTTTGTTGACGCCAAGGTTTTCCCAGTGCAGCCCTCCGTAAACCGCGTTGACTTCCTTCGCCATGCTCCGGAGCGCGGTATCGAGCTCGTCGCGGGTTGCCCCCGGATGCCTGGCAATCCAGCCAGCCTCGTGGATGGCCATGTCGGTGACCTTGAAACGCCGCTGCTGGTTCTCAAACGTGAACGAAGTAATAGCGTGCGCGGTCTGGTCCACCTGGCGGATAACCGGCAGCGACCTGAAGGCCTCGCTCGGTGTGGGAAGCGAACTCACAGTGAGCGGCCCGGTCGCCGCTAGGCCTTCCTCCATCCCTGGCGCGCTCTTCTGAATCGCCGTGGTCAACCCGTGGCCAATGTACCAGGCCTCCTGCCGCTCGAATTCGCGGCTGAATCGATCCGCCTTGAGCGCCTTCCAGTATCCGGTCGGCCCCATGTTGCCGAGCGCCATAGCGGTTTCGGCTGTGGCGTGGAAGAACGACATGGAGAGCTGCGCGGCCTTGGTGAAGATCTGATAATTTCGAGCCAGCCTGAACGCCGTCACACGATTCAGGTAATCGGGATCCGTTATCGGCTGAAACGCCTTCTCGACCTTCGGCGCGACGAAGAATCTCTCCGCTCCGTTCTGGAAGAGTTGGGCATGGGGAGCCATCTCGACCCAGCCCTTGGGGATGTTCTCTCCGCCTTTGACGCCCCAGCGCCCGGTGTCCGCTTCCCCCATGTGCTGGAGCAGCATGTGCGTGGCGCGCGCGGTCGCGAATTTATCGCCGTAGACCTCGAACGCCTTGAAGGGATCGAGGGTCCTCGGGCGCTGGTTGTTCGCGATGGCCTCCAGGATGGTAGGGAATTCGCGCTCCTGGTTGTAGGGGAAGTTGCGCCCGATCTTGCCACCGAGGGCGCGGCCCATCTTGTCGAAGGCGCCCTCTTTCTCTTCCGCCGGCTGCAACAAGTGAGTCACGTACTCGTCGGGCGAGACGTGCTCCTCGATGAACCCGAGCTTCTGGCCTTCCCGTAAAGAGACCTCTGCGATCGCTGTCAGTTCCTTGTCGGCCTTCAGCATGGCCGGCGTGGGATTGAGCGCCCGCTCGATCGACGGCTTGAGCTTGCGGATGTTTTCCTGGCCGATTGTGACGTCGGGAACGGTCATGTAGCCCATGTGCGTTCCGGCGAGCCATTGCTCCATCTGTCCTGGGGCGATGCGCGAGTCGCGCATTAGGTAGAGGCCTTCGCGGTCCACCGCTGAGGGAATCTCTCTCCGTAGCCTTCCCGTGATCTGACGCACCCGCGCGCTCCACAAATCCCGCTGGCCGGTGTAGTGCCAGACCTCGTTTTTCCCGTAGCGCTTTTCGGCTTCGGCGTTTACCTGCTCGGGGGTCTTCTGGATTTGCTTCAGGCTGAAGGAGCCGCGCTCGGAGCCGAGTCGGGAGGCGTTGAAAAGCGCGCCCTGCTCCGGGCCGTCCTCATCGAAGAGGCTTCGGTTTTTGGCGGGTTTGAGTTTCGACGGGCCTTTTGCCAGACCGGAGTTTATCTGCGCCGTGAGTTGATCGTGCAGCAGCCGATTCTCGCCGTGCTGGTTGTCTACTTGGGATTGCCGCTCGGCTTCGGGGCCGAAGAGGGAACCTTCTGGGTTTTCGCCGGCGGCGTTCCCGGCGGGTAAAAGATCGCGTGGCTGGCGCTCATAATCGGCACCCGTCGCATTCCGGAAGGCGGATGTATCAGGTTTATTTCCCGCTCCAGTCCGGCCTCTCCCTCCTGGTCGTAGGCGTCCAGGCACCTCACCAGGTTTTCCTCCACTTCCTTCAGGTCCTCTTCGGAGAGCGGAGATAACCCGCTTCGCGATTTCCCTTGGTTTGACACTGCCGTGCTCCCTCCTCAACTCTCGCACATACCGCGCTCCGAGAGACCTGGCCTCCGAATGGGAGAGGTCAAGTTGCTGGTAGCGCTGTGGCTGCATTAGGCGCGCGCCCACTTCGGCGGCGGCTTCTCCGGCGGACTCGAACTGATACCTCGATAACGCTGCGGTGGCGCGATTGCCTTCCGCGCTTCCCGCGACGAATGAGGAGGCGTTTGCCTCCGAAAGATGCCTATTGGCGGAGCGACCGCCGGCAAGCCTCGACTGCGCCGCGTGATCCAATTCTTCCCGCAACGCAGCCGTCTTCGTCTCGTCCGTGGCACCCTCGTGGTCACCGACGACGATCAGAGATTTTCCGGAAACGGCCGCGCGGGTCGCGGCATCTATGAGGTTCAGAACGGATTGCGGCGGCGTCGTGTACTCGGCGGCAGAGGAACGCGCCAATGCGGCCACTTTCCCGGCGTCCCCTGGTGCCAGGTGCAGGGCTCCCGCACCGCTAAGCTGCCCCGCCAACCGGCTGATATACTCGATGCCGCTCGGATTCGTTACGTAGGCTACCGCGTGCTTCGCATCCTCCGGGTCGAGGGGGTGCTCCTCGAACTGCATGTGCCGAGCGTGCCAGTCGGCGCTCAGGTTCGGGGAGTATATCGCGTTGCGCCCGGTTGAAAGGCGGGGGACGCGGGAAGCGTTGAAGGGCGCAGCGGGAGAGTGCTGCGCGGTGGGTTCACTCGTTTGCTCGGCCTTGCGAGTCCAGTGCCTTCGAGCGTTCAGCGGGTTGGCCCCTTCGACATGGTAGAGACTGCCATCGCGGAATTCGTAGAGGCCCTCCACTTTGGCGCGCCTCACCAGAATCTCTCCTGGCTCGATGTAGCGCCCTCCGCTGGAGTGCGTGTTTTCTTCCGGTACGACCTCGCCACTCAGTACAGCGAAACGACGGTGCGCTTCCCAGTAACCAACGTGCCAGTCACGCGCCTGCTCGAATGCGCGATCCAAGTCCCCGCGCGCATCGAATGCGCTCGTCCCGGGGAGGAGGCCTGTTGGCTTATAATTCGCCCAGGCCTCGGACGGGCCGATGATTTCGCCTACTTTGGGTGTTTCGCGGGGGTCAAGCGCCCGCACCGCGATGACTTTCCCCTCGGGCGTTTGCGGCTGTTTCTCTAGGGGATTGTCGCCCGGGCCGCCCTGTTTGGGCACCGGATGCGATTGTAGCGCAGGTACGCGGGAAGCGTTGAAGGGCGCAGCGGGAGAGGCCTTCGGCAGGAGGTCGGGATATTCTGCCAGCACTTCGGGTGGAACGGGATTTCCCTCGCGGATAGCCTGGATCGCCACAGCGCGCATCTCCCTCATGAGTTCGATGCGCCGTTTCATAACCGTGGCGGGATTCCAGTATTTCCCAGTTGGCGGCGGCAAGCCTGGAATCTTGCCGTACCCCTCTGGCATGTTCTTCGTTGCAGCTGCGAGCTTCGCGTCCTCGGCCTGAATTTCGGCGATCGAGCGGGGCGCAGTAGGTGTGGTGGAGGGTTTGGACTGAGAGGGGGGGCTGCCTACCTGCTGCTCTGGCTCGGCTGCTCTTGCGGGGCCGCGCGCTTCGCCTGGGCCTCTCTGAGGTCCTTCTGGCGCATTCTCTCGCGGAGCCACGCCACGTTCGCCGGGTTCGCCGGGAGGTTGAACGGCCGCTTTGTCTCCGAAGAGGTCTTTCTGCGGTTCCCAGCGCTGCTTGGCTCGCTCATAGGCCGTCTCCAGAATATCAGCTTTCGACAGCGGAGCGGGAGGTCCGAACATCGAATCCTGCTTCGGGCTGCCGGCCTCATGCGCTACCTCGCTGTACTCCTTCAGAACCTCGCCGATTTTCTTTGCCGATTTCCGATTGTCGGCGAAAATCTGCACCAGCTTCTCCGCTACCGGGTCGCGCTCCTGGCCGGCGAGATCGCCTTGCGCCATCCAGTCTTTAACCGGCGTTCCCTCGCGGTGCAGATTGTCGAGGACTGCTGCCGCATCCGAGATCTCCTGGCCGAGTCCGACATCGAAGCGATCCCCACGCGAGACGGCTTCCTGGAACTGCGCCACCTTCGGCGCGGCTTGCAGCATTCCGGCGGTGATGTTCTTCAGCGACGGATTCTCGCTTTCAGCCATGCGCTCCAAGGCGCGCGGATCGGGGTAGGCCTTCGCAAAGACGGTGTTTCTGACGATACGGGCCCCGGTTTGCGAGAGCTTCCCGCTCGCATCCATGAAGACGCCCTGCTCTTCTACCGGCAGGCCTTTGATGAGTTCCCGCACAAACTCGGGATTCGGCGTGCCGTCCTCCTTCGGCTCGAAGGAATCCATGAGCGGCCCGGTCATGCGCCGGGAAAGAACCGCGGCCACTTCCGCATCGGACATGCGCGCGGCAGAACTCATGTTCGCTTCCTCTGCGAATTGGGCCACGTCCGCAGGCTTCATCGCATCGGTGATGACGCGGGTCAGCACGGGATTGGGAATCGCAGCCACCCGTTGCGGATCGTCGCCGTAGTCCGCCGCGTGGTCGATGAGGTCCTGCTTGTAGGCAGCCGCCCTGGGGCTGCCCTCCGCGTAAAGTTCCTTCAGGGCTTGCGTTCCATGATTTCGGGTAATCGTGGTTCCGTCCGGCAAGGTGATCGGCGCGCCATCCGAGGCCAAGCGCGAATCCGCCATCAGGGCAAAATTCATATCGCCCTTACGCTGGTCCACGCGCGCGCGACTCGCCACCCGATCCGTGTTTCTCGGCTGATACTCCTGCGGGTAGCCCGGTCGGAAGGAGTTGGTGAGCTCCGAGGCATCGCGAATGTCGTACTGGACGCCCACCTTGCGCCCCGTGATGGTGTAGACCTCGGCGGCTTTGCCGCTGGCAGCTGTGGGAACGTCCGGGCCGGCGACCGGCTTCTGGCTTGGGGCAGGCAGAAACTCTTTCGGGATTTCGGGCTGCTGAGGCTCTGGAGGCTCAGGAGCCGCTTTCCAGCCCTTCCCCAGGTCTAACCCGCCCTCGGATGGCGATACAGTCTGTGGCTGTTGAGCCACAGGGGCGGGAAGGAACTCAGGGGGAACGTTGGGTTTCTCCTCAGCCAATGTCGCGGCCGCTGGCGGCTGATTCGCCGATGCTGCCGGCGGCTGGGGAGAGTTTGCCCTACGTTCCTGGATTGCTGCCGCCCTCTGCTCCGCTATGGCGTCTTCGATAGGATTGGAGGTCCAGCCCTCGCCAAGATCTGTAGGGGGTGGCGCTGGCGTGGGTTCGACGGGCTGGGCGGGGGATGGTGGCGGGGAAGGCGGTGGAGGGGCTGGGGCCGATTCTGGCGCAGGGGCGCCCGGTCTGAGGCCTTGAGCCGTGGCCATCCTGTCAGCCTCGTAGGCTCCCTGCCTGCGGATGCCCTCTTGGCCGAAGATTTCCATTTTCGGGCGGTCGCCGGCCTGGCGCGCCGCTTGGTAGCCGTACATCACCTGGTGGTCAGTCAGCGAGGTGGGGTCGATGCCCTGACCGAACATTCCGCCGGGGCCGAATAGGCCGGAGACTTTCGCCACCGCGCCGCCGACTCCCAGCCCGGCAAGGTTTCCGCCTAGTTCGGCGTAGTCGGGCTTGGCTCCTGCCGCTTCGAGGGCTCTCTTGGCCCCTTCGCTGGCCAGATCGTACCCTGCCAGCGTCGCCACCGTGCGGATCGGCGCCTGCATCGCGGCGTAGGGAATCAGCACGCTCCCGATCTCAAGGCCGCCCTTGACGACTTTCCCGGTCCCGCCTACCAGTTGATTGAGACCTTCCGGGAGATAGGTCTCACCTTTGAGCCGATTCGCCTTGGACTGTCGGGCGGCCTCCTCCGGAGAGGCTGCTTTCGCCATGTCCCCGATTTCAGAGAGACCTTGCGCCACGTTATCGAGCGCCTGGAATCCGAGGTCGAAGGGACCGAGGCCGAACTTCTGCCGCGCCTCGTCGACGACCTTCTGCGCGGGCGCGGGAAGGATCGACGGCTTCGGCCTTGAGAAATCGACCGGCTGCGTTCCCCGCGGCCCGGTGTAGGTTTGCGTGCCGGGCGTGCGGGTATAGACCGAGAGCGGCGCGCCGGGGCCCGGCGGTTTCGGAGGATTCGGCTCCTCGGCGAGAATCTGCGGACCTGGTTGCGTCGGCGCTTTCGCCTTCCACGCGTCCAGTTGTCGGTTGTAGGCTTCGGCGGCTTGCCGCTGTTCGGCGGTATCCCAGAAGGGAGCTTCGTCCCCTTCGGCATCCTCGGGGAGGGACTGTCCTGGTCGAAAGCGGGGATAGTCGAGGCCCTTGGGAAGTGAAGGCGCTCCGGAAGTATCGGCGCGTCCACCGGCGGTGGATCCGCCGACCGGCGCCAGCGCCGCGGCGGAGGGCTGCGGCGCCACTTTCCAGCCTTTCCCCAAATCGACAGACGAATCCTCGGGCACAGGCGGGGGAGTTGCCTGGCCTGGCGGCCCGATGATCCAGCCCTGGGAACCCATGAGGTTAGTTCATGAAGTAGACGATGCCGTCCTTCTTGATCCAGGTGTGCCCGTCTGGAGCGGTGGCTTGCTGGCCCTCCTGGAGTTTGTCCACCACGTCCCGGGGAGGCTGCGCGGCCTTCAGAACCCTGCCCTTGCGGTACTGCACGTCCTGAAGGTTGTTTGTCGCCTTCGCATACTGAGCCTGGACCATCGGCCTCGCAATCGGCTTGCCGGCGTCGTCCGTCCCGCTCGCGAGTTGGGGCCCGAGCCGATTCCGAACGTCGTGATAGTCCTGCTCCTCTTTCGCCAGCGCGTTCAGCCGCGAGATCTCGAAGCGACTCTGTACGCCTTGCTGCCCCGGGGTTGGCGCGCCTGAGCCGCGCAGCGCCGCGCGAGCGTTCGCTCCAGCTTGGTTCCCCTGCGCTATCTTCTCTTTGGTCGCGTTGTTCTGCCCAGTGATGTCTTCCTGGGTGCCGAACTTCAGCCCGGCGATGTCGGAGAGCGTCTGGTTTCTTCCTGCCGCGATGGTCTCGCCGGATGTATTCTTCGCCGCGCTTCGATCGCCCGCTGCCTTGTTCGCCGCCGCCGCGGAAGCCGCGCGCAATGCGGAGCCGTAGAGTCTGCCCGGTACGGTCGGCGGCAAGAGCCCGCTGGCCTGTGCGTCGGTTGGGGTGGCGATCGGCGCATTCTGCCCGGTAGCGTTCTTGTACGCGGCCCAGTGCGCCGGGTCGATGTAGCTCCTGGTGCCGTCCGGTTCGTCTACCGAGATGGCCGTCGCCATGAACTTCGACTTCGCCGCCGCCGCGGCGCGGTCGTTATCCCGCTGCGCCTGCTCTTCCGGCGTGTACACCTCTCCCGGAATCTTATTTCCCTGCCGATCCCGATAGAAGACCTGGCGAGACGCGTCGGCCTTGCGCATGTACGTTGTGGCTGGAACCGTGGCCTGCGTTCCGGGAAGACCGGATACCGGGGCCGATGGCTGAGGCGCGGTCGGGCCGCCTGGATCTTGATACGGATCCGCTGGCCCAACGGCAGGAGATTGCGGAGTCGGAAGAGCTGCAACCCGATTCTGCGCCGTCGCCACCTGTGGGCTCGGCTGGTTGTAGGTTTGCGCCGGCAGGGTATCCTGCACCATCCCGTTGACCACGGGCCGTGTGTTTTGCTGGAACGCCTGTCGGTTCATGATGTCCTGAATCGAGGCGTTCGATTCATCCAGCGCCGCTTTTCGGGTGTACGCTTCGTTCTGCTGCTTGTAGTTCAGAAGCTGCTGCCGAAGGCCGTAGCCGTTGACGATGCCGTGCAGCAATCCGCCGATCGCGCTCTCTACTCCGCCTGCTGTCGTTCCCATGGTTAATCTCCCCAGCCCATCATCGTGCTCGAGTCCGGCGCCTGGACCGGCATATTCATGACGGCCCCACCGGAGGAACCGCCGCCGCCGCCGGTCGGCACGGCCATTAGCAAGCTTGCCAGGCTGCCGAGAATATCGCCTAGCCCCGGCGTGCTCGTCTGCGTCGACGTCGAGTTGCTCGTGCCGGTGGTGGACGTGCCCTTTCCGGTGTTCAGGAGTTGCTCTCCCAGCGAAGCGCCGAAATTCTGCTGATTGATCGCATCCGTAGCGATTCCGCCTTCGAAGTTCGAAACCGCTCCAGCCCTTGCCAGACCGGTGTTAAACATCGCGTCGCCCATGGTGCCCGAAGATCCGTAGCCGCGGCTGGCCATGTTCTTTGCCACCGTGGCTGGCGCCGTGGCATACGTCTGGTTGATGGAGTTCAGCCCGGCGTTCTCGACGGGTTTCAGCGCCGCAGTCGGATTCGACATCGAAGTGCTCGAGTAGTTGAGGAGATTGGTCATCAACTGTTGGAGCTGGGGAGAGAACGTCGGCGTTGCGCTGGCGCTGGTCGATCCCGATGTGTTGGTGGTTTGGCTACCGCCGAGAAGGCCCGATAGAAACGACATGGTGATTATCCTTGAATCCCTGTAAGCTCGGAGCGTGCCGTCCTTGGCCCACTACAAAAGAGTGCTGCTCCAATCGGTCCAGGCCCAGGCGCGTCGCCAAGGATTAGAGGTCCCGGCAGGAGCTTTCCGCTTCGTCAGCTACGATTTCCACGGGGAGCCGGTGCTCGCCGTCAGATGCACTTCGCATCCGGATCTGCGCCTCGCGCTGTTCCACCGGGTATGGAACGCCCATCGGCGTGGCGAGTACTGAGGCCGGCCTCGAACCCTTCTTTGCTCAACCCGTAGAGCCACACGTCCCGCGGATGGCCGCCCGACATCGTGTGCCCGATGAGGGTTCCCTCGCGTCTGGCGCCGAGCGCGCACACGAGCGAGCTCGTGGCGCAGTACGGCGCCGCAAGGACCTGGAACTCCAGCTTCCCTAACCCAGGCTCCGCAAACATCTCTGCGACCGCCAGCCGCGACGCCTTCAGCGTGAAACCGTGCCCCTGGAAGTCCGGCTTCAATAGATAACGAACGCTGCCCAACCACGGCGACATGCGCTCGAACGTCACCAGGCCGCCCAGTTCGCCCCCGCCGTGCACCGCCCACGTCCTCAGCCGCCCCCATTGCGCCTGCATGCAGTCCAGAAAGGCCGTCAAATCCCGCGGGCTGAAATCGTCCGAGACTTTTTCGCGGAAAGGCTCGATCCACCGCCACACCCGCGGCAACGCTTCGAAGGGGAACGGGGTGACAACTCGAATCTGCACCTGAACCTCAGAACGTCGCAAAACTGAATCCCCCCGAAATGTAGAGGCATCCCGCTGCGTTGAACACCGCGATGCTCCCGTTTGGAAGCACCTGGAATTGCGCTGCCACGCCCGCGGCTCCGGTCGAACCGGCCATCGGGAAGATCACGATTGCAGCCGGTCTGTAGCCCACTGGAAGCACTCCTACGACCGTGGTGTTCGCTGGCCCTGCCGACCCGCTCCTGGCATACCGCACGAAGACCTCACCCCGGCTGTTTTTTCGGTAGCTGGATGGCGCATCACCGCTGCCTAGATCCGTTCCCCAGGTGTCGCCAGCTATGGGCGTCCAAGGGCTGTATCCCGTGCCGGGAGCGCTCGATTCCACGATGTTTCCGACTCCGGCGTCCGAGATGGAGCCATACTGCGCGTTGGTAACCAGGTTGTAGGCGTCCGTGGCGTTGAACACGATATCCGCGCCTCCGTTGCCGAATGCCTGCACGTTGTTCATCGTGTTGTACACGTTCTGCGATCCCTGGAAATGGACTCCGTTTGATGTGCAAGCGGTTGAAATCACGTTGTCAAACTGGTTGCGGTAGCATCCCAGTTGAATCGAGAGTCCGGTCTCGCCGTTCGCCGCGTCCGAACCGTCCACGTTTACGAAGTTGCTCCAACAGACGCCCATCAGCTTGATGGACCGCCCCGCCGAGCCACCGGAGATCAGGTTCGTCACCTGATGCCCGAGGCCCTCTATCCACAGCATTCCGAAGTTGCTATTCGTAATGTTGATGTCAGAGTAAATACAGAACGACTCATGGTACGAGATGAACGAAGCCGCCGCGCCGTTTCCGCACCCGTCAAACGTCAAGCCGCTGAACCGTGTCCGGTAGCACAAATTCGAATAGATGCCCGTGCTCCCGTAAATCCCGGAAGTGGGTCCGAAGTTCTTAAAGTTCAAATTTTCCAGCCGCGAGTTCGCCAACCCGGTCGCATATATCCCGTTGTAGCCAATCGTCCCGGTTGCGCTGATCCCGTCGAACGTCAGGCCGGAAATGCAAACGTTCTGCGCCAATGTGGCTGGCGCCACACCGTACCCAGCCGCCGCCAGTGGTATTCTGATCGCCTCATAGGGCGTGATCGTCGTGCCCACAATGCTCTTGATCTTCACAATTTGGTACAACTCGTAAGTTTGCGTGCCGCCGTAATAGGCCTGCGCAGAGGAGTACCCCAGCATCCCGTACCCGCCCACTGAAAACCCGGAGGCGGAGGCTACTTGGAAGGAAGGCGTTATGGTCGAATGCCGCGTGGCGAACGTGCCGTAGTCCGAAGAGAAATTGGTCGGCGCTCCCTGCCCGTAGCCCAGCACGCTCAGGCAGGATACAGGCCCTGACCCGGGCCCCGAGGCGGAATAATTCAGCGAGATCGTCGGATTCCCGATACCAACCAGCGAAAAGTTTGAAACCCCGCCGATCGTGATTGTCGCGTAAACCGTGGTGTTCTGAGTCACCGCGACACAGAATGGAACGCCCGCCGTCTTGCCGTGTTGCAACGCCTCGTGGATGCCTCCGCTGGAACTGCTGATCGTCCAGGCACCGGTGTGCGTATGGGCGCAACTGAAGCTCAACGTGGCCCCCGCTGCGGCGCCTTCGACCGCGTTGCCCCCGGTGATGCACACCGCCTCCGGTGTGCCGCCGCCGCCGCTGATCAAAAAGTAATGCGCCACGTCCGATCCGTTCAGGCCTAGCGGAACCGACCCCGGCAGCGTGATAGTGTTCAGTCCCACGCCGAGGTTCCCGCTTGTCGGCGTCTGCGAGAACTGATAATCGGTCGCCCGCATCATCAGCGAACTGGCCGCCGCGCTCGGCGTCCAGGCCGACCCGTTCCACGCGAGCGCCTGGTTGATGGCTGGCGCGGTGGACGAGATGTTGTACCCTTGCAATTGGCTGGCGTTAGCACTGGCCCCGCCCGCTGCCGTGGGCTGCCAGCAGTTATTGGCCGCGCTCCACGCGAGAACCTGCGTATCGACCGGCGCTGTGGCCGCCACGGCGTAGCCTTGCAGGGCCGTGATTGTCGGCGAGAGCCACGATCCGTTTTCGCACAGGAACCGCGCGCTTCCAGCCATCGCGCCAGGATCGGGCACGATTCCGGGCGAATGGCCCGGGCCGCTGGCCGCCATCCTCGGCAGATCTCCCGTGCCAATCGGGTTTCCCGGCATGTAGACGTCCGAGGTGGCCGCGACCCGCGTTACATTCAAGGCCGTACGGAGGACGAGGCCGTTGTTGCCTGGGTCCGCGAGCCCCCCGCCGCCGACGCTTCCCGCCGGCACAGCCCAGGTCGAATTTTCGCAGAGGAACCTCAGGGAGCCGGCAGCCGGCCCCGGGTCTGGGACCGCGCCCTCCGCGTGCGTCGCGCCCGAGGCCATGAACACCGGAAGATCCGCGGCAAGCAAGGCGTACCCGGGCGCGTAGTAATCGCCCGCGTTCCCCGGCGTGGCAACCGTCGTGGTGTTAAGGGACGTGCGCTTCAGTAGCCCGTTGGCCCCTGAGTCCTGTAGGCCTGCTGCCACCCATCCCGATCCGGAGTTGACCCAGAGTTTGAAACTCGCGTCCACTGCGAGTTTCCCGGCCGCGTTCGCCGGCAGAGTCCCCGGCGTCAGCGTGATCGAGGCGCAGGCCAGCAGGTTATGAGCCGCCGCGTTGATATCCTGTCCCCAAGGGGTCTGAGCGAGAGCGGAGATCGCCGACCACGCGCCCGAGAAGTAGATCTGCGGAACTCCGTACCCGTCGATGGCCATCATTCCGGACGCGAGCGTCCCGCCCACCGTTACCGTGCCACCGCTCGACCATCCGGCCAGGCTCGCCGCCACCGCGTAACTGATGGTGGTCGCTCCCGCGGATGTGACCTGGACCTTGACGACGTTGTAGCCGGAGGGTGTTGCCCCGGCAACCGTAACGAGCTGGCCGGCCACCATCTTGTGAGGCCCGACCGTCACAGTGGCGATGCCGCCCGACCAGGAGCCGCCGGTTACCGTGAAGACGGTTCCTGGAAGACTGGCCGCCTGATACTGGACCGCCCCCGCCGTGCGGATGTAGTTCCCGGCGTAAACCACATCCCCGCCGGGGTACTGTATGTCGCTGGCGATGTTTCGGAAGTCGAGCGGAGCCAGCCCGCGCGTGGACTGCCAGCCGGACGGATTAAAGAGCCAGGCCATAATGGGTCACCTCACACGTTCGGAGCTTCGGAAGGCGGTACGGATTCGGCGGATAATTCACGAGCTCGCAGAAACACCTTGCCCTCATCGGGGCCGTCGCCCTGCCAGAGGCCGCAGTTCTTGAACTCCTCGGGAGCGAATCCCCCGCCTTCGATCACGGCGAGCATGAAGGGCGAATGAACGTTCTGCACCGCCTGAAGCCGCTGCTGCAGATTGTCGATCTCCGACTGGAGATTGTTGATCTGAACCAGGGCTTGATTGATGGCCTTCGCCATCGCTTTCGTCAGTTCGATTTGTTTGGGCTGGTTGGTCATGTGATAAGTCCGTGCGTTCGAAGTGAGGCGAGAAGGAGATTGAAGCGCGTCGCCACATCGGTAGCGTCTGTCGTGTTTCCGGGCCCGGTCTGCCGCGTGGTCAGAACCTGCAGCGCGTTAACCCAAACACCCGGAGGGGCGCCCGCCAGCGTCGTAAGCATAACCGTGTTCGCGCCGGAGTAGTCCCAAAGGCCGAGTACCGAACCATTGGTACCGACGGCTGTGGAAAATCCCGCTCGCGCCGGGCCGCCGCCGCCGGACCCGCCGGGGCCGTACCCCATAGTCACGATGCCTGGGCAGATGGCGATTTGGTATCCATCTACCGAACTTGCAACGGTCACACCCGCAGTACGACTCAGGACGGAGATCGTCCCCGCCGTCAACTGGCTACACTGGATCGTCCCCGCGTAGTTCAGCGCAGTAGTCGCTGTCTCTGCACTGGTCGCCGTCCCTGAATTTCCCGCGTAACTCGCCTGGCTCACCTGCCCCACAATCAGCGATCCGGAAATCTGCACGTTATGGAAGAAGGCATTCCCGCTCGAGTCCGTGCCGAAGGCTGGTTGCCCTGGAGTCCCGCCTACTCCGAAAGGCCCTTTGAACCAGGCTCCATAGAAGCCCGATCCATTCGGATTCAACGGGCCTACCCGGTCGTCGCCGATCAGCCCGGTCAGCACTAGTCCCGTCAGCGCATCGAACTGCTTGATTAGCGACATCCGGCCGCCGCCGCCGACCTGCAATTCCCCCGTTACGATGAGGTCCGCCGCCAGATTCGTGATGGTCTGAAGGCCGCCCTTGATCGCGAACTGGCTGCTCAGGTTCGCGGCCTTCGTCATGTCGATGGAACTCATCGTCCACAGCCCCGTGGCCTGGTCGACACAAAACTCGCTGGAATAAGATCCCACCATGGCCGCCGCCATGTCCGCAACGCCCGTCGTGGTTCCCACGGTGATGTGCACTGCGGGCGTTACCCCCGGGACAATCGTGTTGCGCTGGATTCCCGCCGTCCCATGCGGCGCGCCGATGACAGTAGCGGCGTCCACGGCTTCGGCTTCGGCCTGCATCCCGACTCCTCCTCCGCGGTTCGGGGGCGCGGAGAGAATCCGAACCGAGCGCGCGTAGAGTGTCATGCCCATGACTGCGGTTGGAGTATCGAGGAGAAACGAGTGCGGGGCTACAACCGCATCCGGGACCGAAAGCGGAACCAGGCCGCCTGGGCCGGTTGCGGTTACCTGGGTCGACAGCCCATTCTGGATAGCGTTCGGATCGTTGTCCCAAATGCCGACGATTTCGAACGCGAAACCACGCGGCAGCGTCCCCAAGTTGCTCAGATCGACGTACACCGCGACCGGCGTTGCCAGCTTGCCCGTGGAGTTGTCGTCGATGAGCGCCGAACCACTCTTTAGAGGATAATCCGCCGTGATGCCGCCGACCAGCGGTTCGTACTCGACGCCGCTCCCTGGCTTGGCGACGTAGGCAGGCACGGTAAAGGTCGCGCTGGGCGTAGGCTCGGCATCGCCATACTCCGCCGGCGCCGGATCGACGTACTCGCTGTAGGCCTGCACATAGACTCGGATCGAAGTGCCAGGGGTGGGGTCGGCGATGGTGAACTGCCAGGGTTGTGTTGAAACGTCGTAGGGAAACTGGCCGTAATCCTCCGGGTCCCAGTTCCCTTGTAGGGTCGTCGTGCCATCGAGCGCCGTCGAGCCGCTGAGATCCAGCCCCGTGCTCAACGATTGATCCGGATCCTCCACGTAAATGTGGCCGCCGGCCGCGGTGAATCCCGACACCTGGACCGATACATTCAGTTCCTGGCCGTCCCACCCGGCGGTAACCGATTGGATCTGGAAGTTTTGAGAGGGCGCGGGTGGCGCGCCTCCGTTGCCTCCCGTGCCGCCTGTGCCCGAACCGGTTACGAGCTTGGCCACTTCCGCGACCGCCTTCTCCGCGCCTTCCTGTAGCGAGCGAAAACGGTTATTCAGCGTCTGGATGAGCTGGTTGCCCGAGAGGTTCGGAGGGATCGGAAGAGGTTTATTCATCGACGGGCACCTGGACCCACTGCGGAACCGGAGGCGTAGGTTTCACTGGAATCGACACCTCGGCAAAGCTCTCCGGCGTCGGCTCGACGGGTATTCTCAGCGGTGTGAAACTATCGGGAGTAGCCTCCACGGGAATCTTTACCTCACTGAAGCCCTCCGGTGTCGGCTCGACCGGAATCGGCACAGCGGTGAATTCCGCCGGCGTAGCCTCGACAGGGACATTCACCGGGCTGAAGCCTCCCGGCGTAGCCTCCACGGGAATTCTCACCTCGCTGAAACCCTCCGGGGTGGTCTCCACGGGCACTGCTTCGGCAGTGTAGCCCTCCGGTGTCGGCTCGACCGGAATTGGCACAGCGGTGAATTCCGCCGGCGTAGCCTCGACAGGGATGCTCACCTGCTGGTATTCCTCCGGGGTAGCCACCACCGGCAGAGGAAACCAGCCCCACTGACCATCCGGAAGCTCCCGACACCACACGCGCAGGCCGTAGATCTCCGCCTGGCCGGTTCCCGGCGTGAACTTCGCAGAGATCAAGTGGCCCTGCATGCTCCCAGGCAATCGCGAACTCACGGGGCGCCGGGTCGCACAGGTCGGAGTTGCCACCGTGGCGCGCAAGGCCATCGCATTGCCGGGAAGATCCGTATAGAGCGTGAGGCTGCCGATCGCGCTGGCGATCAGCTCAAACTCGACCTTCCCGAACAGATGCGATTTCTCGAAGCCCATGGAACCCTACTGGCCCCCGCCCGCTCCCGGCGCGATCGGCACCGTCTGCCAAACTTCACCCTGCGGCAAAGCCGAGCCGTCGATGTAGACGCCCAGCGGTCTCACGTAGACCACCATGGAGTACAGCTCGAACTGAGCTGTGGAACTCGGGGTGATCTGCGGATAGAACTCCGTCCCGCGGATTCCGTCGAGCGGAACAGTCACTGTCTTGCGGCCCGTAGTGGCAGCCAGCGCCACGCCCGCGCCCAGGCGGGTCGCCAGCGTTCCCGGAGGACTCGCGGCCGGCATGTCGGTGTAGAATTGCAGCGTCGCGGTCGGCGTGCCCGTGCCGGTCAGCGCGTATTGCAACGTCACTTCCTTGAACTCGTGTACCTTCCTGAAAGCCATCGAAACACCCCTCTATTGAGCGCCCTGCTCGCCTGGCGCAATTGGCAGCGTGTGCCAGTAATCGGCCTGCGAACCGTCCGCGTAGACTCCCAACGGCACGATGCGCACCTTGTAGCCGTAGACCCCGAAGACTCCGCTCCCGCCGATCAACTGGTGGCGGAAGAGCCGCCCATAAATCGTCTTTCCGATCCCTACCACCGGATCTGTGAGGACAACTCGAAGAACCTGCCTGCCGCTGGTTGGCCCGACCAGTAGGCCCAAGTTACCGGTTCGCAGCGCCATGACACCGCCCGGAACGTCCGACGAGATGTTCAGCGTTGGCCCTCCCAGCGAGGCGTCGAAGTCAATCTCCACCTGGTCGATTACGCCGACTCCCTCCAGACCGTGGTTCGTGATGCCGCTGTCCCACGTCATGCCCTGCCGTGCCTCGATATAGTAGTGGAGCAACATCGGGCTCTCGACGACCGCCGGCTGTGTTCCGCTGGCCCCGGGCCCGGTGATTCGGATCGAGAGGTTAAAGCTCTTGATCGGTTTCCCTACCAGGGCCGAGACGTAGTAGCCCGTGGGGTACACCAGGGGAATGACCTGCTTCGTAAGAGCAGTCGAGGAGATTGTGGCCAGAGTGAACGAATCGACCGGATGAGCGGCTCCAGCGTCCGCGTTCTTGTCAATACGGCAGATGATGGTCAGCGTCGCCCCCTGGGTGTTGTGCGACAGCACCAGGTCACCCCAGGTTTTCAGCCTGTCGGGCAGTCCGCAATCGTGATATTGCGATTGAAACGCCAGACGGCCCGTTCCGAGGTAGCCACTCTCGACGTTGAACACGCCCGCTGCCGCTCCCAGAAATGTCGTGCCGACATCCAGGAACGCGCCATAGCCGGTCGAGGCCGCGAACCAGCGCCCAGAGGGGATATGCAAAACGAGACTCCCGACCGGCGTGCCGCTCGAGGTGGTCGAGGGATACGAGACCCATAGGCGGCCGTTGCGGTGCCCAATCGCGCAGGGCCCCATCGACGCAGTAGCAAACAAAGGAAAATTCTCGGTCGCCAACCCACGGAAAAGCGGATCGACCTTAAAGCTGGCCTTCCCCGGCACGTCGTTATTGAACGTGTAAACACCGTCGGTCGAGACGAAGTGGTCGTTTGCCGCAGTGCTCACCACCGCCCGCGGCCCCACAACGCCCATCTCCGGCACTGCGACCTGAATCACCGAAGCCGAGTCCCCGCAGTCGCCGATCAGCACCCAGATCGACTTTGCGCGGTAGATCGCCAGGAAGCCGGGCCGGGCGATAATCGCCCTAATTTCGTCCCCTGAGTCAGTCCCGATATCCGCCCAGTTGCCGTCGTAGTCGTCGCCTGAGCCGGGGAAGAAAGCCGGTTGAAGAGGTGGTGTCCACCAGATGCGGTTTGGATGGTCCGCGGAATTGCCCACCACGATGCGCCCGTTATAGACCTGGTTGCACATGATGCTCGCCTTTGGCGGCTTATCGTGATCGGCTTCCATGATGGTGCCGAGTAGCAGCAGTGAGGTGTCGTCGAAGCCATCCGAGGGGTTGCCGGTATCTACGAAGGTGGCCGTCGTGACGGGAATGGGGTTCGGGTTGACAAGGTACGGAGTGGCAGCCACGTCCGGATTGTCCGAGGTGTACGCCGGCACGTTGCGGTAGACATTCCAGCCCGTCGCCTCCGGCGGAGCGCCCGTTGGTTGCGTGATCGTATTGGCGTAGCTGTCCAGGTTGGTGCCGTGGCTGCCGCTGCCGCTGCCCGCGCTGGCCGAGGGCGATGGATTCGTCTCGCCGAGAGCGTCAGTCACCCAGGTGACGTAGTAGGTGTCCCACCAGTCGACCTTCTTTGATCCCGTGGCTGGCAAGGTGGGAACCGCACTCGTCGGGGTGGCCAGGTTGGTAGGCGCCGAAACGGTCCAATCGCTCGACGCGATGCCGTTGTCCCTGCGCTGCTTCGCCTGGTTCATGATCCACAAGTACCCCTGGTAGGAAAGCATCCCGAGGGGATAGCCGTCGTAGTCTGTATTTATGGGCGCTTCCGAGGCGCGCCCGACCTGGCACAGCTTCGAGCCGTCGGAGAAATACAGGCGGTTGGCGCCTGCGGAGCTGACCTGGCACAAGCTGTTCTGCCCCGTGGGGCTCGTCGAGCTCAGTAAGCCGGGCTGCGGAGCCTGCTCCAGCCTGCCATCGGACCCCGCGAACCAGTCCGTGAGGTCCAGGCATTCGCCTTGCGGAACATTCACCAGGTCTGTCAACGCTGCGCGCCGCGGGTTCTGGTCGGACGGCACAAGCAGGTCCAGACCTCCGGGGGTGATGCGCTGTTCGTTAAGCTTGTAGGACATGAGGCTGTACAACCGATCGGACTTCTTGCGGCTTCCCGAAGGCGTTATCTACTGCAAAGGCGAGCCGTACGCTTTTGGCGAACTCTCAGTGAAGGGAGAGAGTTGGACAAACGACTTTCTCTGCCTGGGCCTCCAATGGATCGAGGCCGACGACTCCGGCCAGGCAACCGACCACTTGGACTCAATGCTCACGACAGGGGCCACTTTCCCCTTACAGAATTCCTACGGACGCGACGGCCTCTTCAATGAAAAGGACATCTTCCTCGTCTACGAACCATCCGATTTGCGCGCCATGGTCGAGCACTTCACACATGCCCTCGGCCTTCCTGTGCCGTAGACGCCATGGATTACAATTGAAGGCGTGAACCGCCGTGGTTTTTTCTCACTGATTGCCGCCCTGGCGAGTCCGACGCTACTTGGCGCTATTCCCCAGATGCCACCGCAGGTATCCTGCGTGCAGCGCCTGCGGTCCTTCCGGATCTGCTACATGCCAACCGACCAAAAATTACGCACGGCGCTCGTCACTCCTGAAGCTCTGGAGGGCGGCCGCATCGTCCACCTCTCCGGCGGAGTCGCCGTTCAGCTCCGCGCGGACGGCATCTTAATCAACGCCAGTTCTAGGCCCATCCGCATGGGTTACGCCCCCTTGCCGTAGTACTTCTCAAAAATCTGCTCGTACATCTTGACCCGCGCCGCGCAGTGCTGCGCCAGGTCCGGAATCTCCGACTCGCCTTCTCTCCCGTAGGCCTTCGCGAGAACGAAGAAAGCGAGGTAGCCTGCCACCGGAGCGGGCGCTTGCAAAAGCACGTTCACCCCGGCCACGTCGATGTCCGGCGGGTACATACTACAAATCATGGGCAGCGAGACCGCCGTTGTGGGGACTGGCGCCAGGCCCACTGCCGTGATGCCGATATCGTCCTCATACCAATGGTCCGGAGCGCCAGCCGTGGCCTGAAAGCCTGGGTCTCTCGATTCCAACTCGATCACGGTTGCCGGCCGCAGGGGTGACGTGCCGAAGGAGATATGCAGCGTGGCGCTGTGGCGGGAGGGAAGAGAGTATGTGGCCGTACCGCCGGCAGTCGTGATCGAGGTGTCGCGCTCCACGAAGAGCATGGCAGAGCGTGAAAGCTGTTTTGCCGCTTCATCCACCCATTGGATGAGGTCGGTGGAGCCCCAGAAGGTCAGATGCGCCAGGCTGTCCGAATGCAAATCGGGCAGCAGGTTGGAGATTACCGTCGTCGTGTTGATCTCACCGGCCATTACTTCTGCTCCCTTGCCGCCTGGCGCTTCAGAATCTCGTCGATCAAATCCGATCTGTCGAACAGCGCCAACTCGAAGGGCTGCACGTCGTACCGCGCTGCTTGGCTTCGCGCTCTCACGTAATCGCCGAGCCCCGTCATTGAGTCCAGAAACGTGTTCAGGCAGCCGAGGCCTCGCGCGAGTTGCTGCGCGCCTTCCTTCAGCCGGCATCTGTATACGCCGTACTCCACCAGGTCCTGGTGATAGCTGGCTGGAATCACCGGCGTATCGTTCGCGCCGAGGGCCGCCGGCGAGTAGGCGTAGGTGAATTGGGCCGTGGCCGTCTGCTGCGGGGTCACCATCAGCAGGTTCGATCCCAGGGTGCAGTACCGCGCCGCCGTGCCTGCGGTGGCCTGCCATGCCGGGTTCCAGCCGTCGAGCTCGCCGATTGTCGACGGCCGCAGCCTCACGCCCGCCACCGTGATTCTCAGCGGAACAAGGAAATCGGTCAGCGTCGAGCGTTGGGTGTACCAGCAGCCGCTCAGAGAGAAGGCCACCGTCTTCTGTAGGCAGAGGGTCAAGAGCACCGCGAGTTGTTGCCCCTCGTTGATGGCCGCGAGAACCTCGTCCGCCACCACCACGCCGCCCACGGTTGGCCCGCTTCCCACTACGACCGATACCGGCGCAGCCGGGCTGTCGTCGATCCGCGTGATGATCCTGCCGGCGATGTCCGCGACGGTCATGCTTGACCTGAGTGCCTCATAGCCCGCACCTTTTCCAGATCTGCCACCAATGCTTCGCGCGCCGGCACGCGACGCACTGATTGATCCTGTCGATGAGATCCCTCAGCCCTCGCGTCGCCTGTTCAACCGTGGTCGCGTTGGCTCGCAACTCATTGGAGATCGCCGTCTCCACTTCGTCGGATGCCAGCCAGTAGGCTTGGCGCTCGGTGTCGCACGCGTCGGTCGTTCTCAGGCACGCCAGCAGCGCCTGTTCCGCGGCGGCGCTCTTGGAGACGGCTGCCTGATACTCTGGGGAACCCTGCTGCGCCGTCGCGGCCATAGCCACGAGAATCACGCTAATTAAGAGCCTCACCGGTACCCCCTCCTCAGCCTGTGCCGCGTGTAGTAGCTGTCCAACTGCATGACCGCCGGCGCCATCCCCTGGGCTTCCGATGTCCGCATATTCTGAAGCGCAGCCTTGGCCAGGGTGGCGTGGAACGTCGCTCCCGTGTAGTCCTTCAGATGCGCCTTGATGCGCCCTGTCACCCCTTCCACCAACGCGGCCGGCTGCATCCACACCTGGAGGATTGTGCTCGTGGAACTGAGGTCCGCGGCCTCCGACACGTAGGTGTACGGAATGCCGATGGCCTGGTCGGGCACTGGATAGAGCTCGACCTCCATGTTCGGAGGCGTCGAGTTGTCGTCCATTCTCGATGCCCAGGCCGTGGGAGTACCTGACTGCACCCTGCAGGGGTCGCTCTGGTTCAACTGCGCGATCGAGAAGCGCTGCAACTTGTCGAAGGCCGTGTCCTGGAGCGTCCGACAATTCGCCGGCAGGGCGTAGACGTTCTGAAAGATCGAATAGCTGGAGCCTGCCGCGCTGGGGCCTTCGTAGGGCCGATCCAGCGTGCCCGTGGTGGCTGTCAGCCAGGTGAACGTGTAGAACTCATCCCGCCCAGCCACGCGAAATTGTAGCCCCGACATGCCCGTGACCCAGGTTGTTCCGGTGCCGGCGATTGCCGTCGATCCCCGAAACACTGCCACCGGGCCCGTCGTGTAGGGCGCCGTGGTTTCCAGGACCGCATCGACGTTCAGCCGCGACCAGGGCAACTCGCCCAGGATCTCCGCGTAGCGGTCGCCGATCCAGCCCTCGATGAGATCGAGGGACACCCCTGGGAAGGCTTGGGTGAGACGTAACTTCAGATCGCCGTAGGTCATAGATTCTCAGTTCGCTACCACGCCATGCAAGGCCTGTAGGCTACATAACCACAGGTAGAAGTCGCTGGGTTGTAACTGTACCCCGCCGGGCACGTCTGCGCCCAGCAGGACATTGCGGCGACCATGGCCGCCAGAAAAACAGTCGGTTTCATTGACTCATCCTCGGTCTACCCCTCCTCGCTTCTCCCACACCCGCCGCTATCAGCCGGTCCAGCTCCGCGAACCGCCGCTCGCGAATCGTGATGGTCGTCCGGATCTCCGGCTGAGGCTCAAAATCCCCTTGTTCTTCGCCGCGGCGCTTAGTGCGCAATGCGGGCCGCCGGAAGGTCCCATACACCATCCCGAGTCGGCGAAACGCCTGCTCCACCGCGAACCAGGAACTTTTCAGCCGGCCATCCGGTCCGCCATATTCACGCACAAATCGGAAAGCTTGGTAATCCGATTCCGTGATTGGCGGGATGAAGCTCGGGCTCATCGGCTCCCGTCCACCACCAGCCGCGCGCCCGGTGCAATCACCGTCGTATGCGTCGGGCGGATCACCCAGCCGTTGTCGCTCGATATGGTGCCGGATGTGATCGTGGTATCGTAGTTGCCCGCGTTCGTGCCGCTCAGCGCGAGCGGCCCAGCCATTCCCACCGGCCCCAGCATCCACACGCCCGTGAGTGAGCTCGTTGTCCCGCCCACCGTCACCGCTCCACCATCGCTGTCGATGGTGCCCGTCCCGGCTACCGTTCCCTCGACCAGTAGCGAGCCGCCCTGAACGTCGATTGTGCCGCTGATCGTGCCGCCCTGCCAATCCACAGCAGTTCCCGCGCCCGCGATGGCGTAGCCGCCGATCTCAGTCGCGCCAATAAAAGTCGCGGTGTACCCTACGTACATTGGCTCCGACGCGTCCGCTTCGTACCGCGGAGCCGATGCAGTGAGTACCCCCCATGCGGCCAAATACAAGCAGAGCACAGCCCCGCCGATTGCCAGAGGCCTTACGGTTCGCATATGTAGGTCACCGTCCCCGTCGCCGGCGTCGAGATGGAAATCCCCCCGGTCCCGCCATCCACTCCAAACGCTCCCACATTCGTGATCGTGATACCGGTGCTCGCCACCGAATAAGTGAACAGCAGCCCGGTCGAGCTGCTCACTACACACTTCGCCGTCGAGTGCGTGGCGCTGAATGAGACCGTGCAGCCGGTGGCCGCCGCGCCTTCCACCACGGTGCCGATATGATCCGTACCTGTGATGGATGGCGAGGTCCCGCACGAACTCGTAGCGATGGTCGCGGTACCCATCCACGAAGCGGCGCCCATCACGTCGCCGATGTTGAGCGACACCGCTCCGGTGTAACCATTGACGCTCTGCACGGTGCCGGGTGGCCCCTGAATCTCCGTCCAGTCGGCCATCGTCCCAGACGTGCCGCCGTTCTGGATGAATGTCTGGCTGAGATCCGAGCGGATAACAACATCCCCCTGCTGTACGCTGAGAGCCAGTTGAGCCGCCTCCGAAGCGACTACGTACGTGTTGATGATCGCGAGCGCCGGCATCTGGGCGCTCGGAATCTTGCCGGCCCCGTCCAGCGTCGCCACACCCGATGCGACGCCCATCTCGGAACGCTTCACCTGCGCATCGTTGGTCACGCTCGCCAAACAACCGATTGTGAGGACGCTTCCCAGAACGCTTGTGCTGCAATTCGCGGATGGCTTGATCCTCAGCACGCTCGGAAAAGTCCCGAGGACGTTGCCGCTCCCGTCCAGCCCTTGCACCAGGAAGCTGTTGTTCTGGCAGTGCGCCGTGGAGCAGGCGATCCACGCCAGCAGCAGCAGCACCGCCCCGCGCCAGAGCCACTGGCCGATGCGCGCGGCGGCGCCGGTCGCCGATGTCGCCGAATCTACCTGCGCCGCCGGCTCCCGAATCGCGGCATCCGTCGAGAGCTCCGTCGCCGGGCGCCAACTGGGATGCGTAAGCGCCGCGAAAATCACCGCCGCTTCCCGCTCGGCTTCCTCCAAGTGCGCAAATCCGCGATCCCCGCGCAGCACCTCGAGCGCCGCGGCCGGCACCTCCACGCTCAGCTCGTGGCCCACCAAGCGGGCGAGTTCCGGGAAGCTTTCCACCTTCACGCGCTCACTGGGCATAGCCTACCGGCCTCCCTACCGCGTGCTCGTCCTGGAAAAAAGTGCTGGTAGTAGTCGGCTGAATGTACCCGACCACCTGCCCCTGCGCGAATGGCGCGCCGCGCGACTCGAAGGCGTACTCGCGCCCGAGGGCCACGCGGCGCGGCCCCACCGTCGCTCCCGACGCGGTCACTTTCCAGACGTCGTAATCGGTGGTCGGCCAGTTGGCGACGCTCGGGTTCTCGCCCACCACGATCAAGCTGGTGAAGGTCTGCGCGGTGATCGGCGTTGTCGCCGCCGGCGCCTGGGTTGCCGTGAAAGTTCCGGCGTACATTGGGTCTCCTCCTCTACGGCAAGTACTCGACGTCCACGGTGAGCGTGGCCGAGTTGTTCGCGCCCGTGATGAGCCTCACGGCAAAGGCAGCCGGTGGATCGATCCCCGCCGCTCCCACCAGACCGCCCGAGGCGTACAGCCCACTCGCCGGCAGCCAGGCGCCCGGATAGAAGTCGAAGAAGTAGGTGCCATTAACCGACAGTAGGCTTGCGGCGGTGAATCCAACGAGCGCGACGAGAGTTGTACCTCCGGGGACCGCGCCGCAGAGTACGAAGGAATCGTTGCCTCCGGTCGTAGAGGCGCCGGCCACCGTCACGGTGAAACGGAGGCCCCGCACCCACGCGGCCGGCTGGAGCGCCGAGTCGTAGGTATGCGAGGCCACCGCCGCGAAGGCCGGCAGGATATTGCGATGTGTGCCTTTGCGTTGAGCCATTGGTACTCCTTTTACGCGAGTGTCACATTCACGCCGAGGCCGAAGGTGGCCGAGGCGGGAGTTCCGCTGACCGCCACCACGTTGGCCGTGTTCGCCGAGTTCCAGTGGCTGAAGCCCACACCCGCCGTTTTGCCGCCCGCCAGTACAACCGAACCGCCGGCTGCCGCGTCCACCACGAAAGCTGAGGTCAGGCTGGTCGATCCCGAGTTCACCGGGTTAATGAACTGGCAGTCCTCGAAGATGAGGAACCTGTCGATCGAGGCCGCCGGAATCCGCGCGAACACGTGGTTCGTCGCGTGGCTCGTGTTGCAGACAAAGAGGCAGCGGCGGAAGATATTCCGCGCCGCGCCGCCGCCCATCAGAAGCTGGGAGTTCAAGGCCGCGCCCAGGGTGATCGTGTCCACGCCAATGACGCAATCCTCGAAGAGGTTTTCCTGGCCCGAAATCCGGAGCGAGTAGGCGCCCGCGATGTCGTTCGCGCCCGCCGCGCCTCCCAGGCCCGCGATGTGGCAGTTGACGATGTGATTGCGCTCGCCGGTGACATTGAAGCAGCCGGTCGGCAGCACACTTGCTACGCCCGCGAAGAATTCCATGTTGGCAATCAGGCAGCCATTCGCCGAGAGAGTGAACAGATTGGAAGCCGTCGCATAAGTGCTGGCAAACGCCACGCGAGACCGCTGGCTCAGAGCTTGCCGCGCGTTCACGCCGACTAGGTGGACGCCGTCCTTGGCCCATGCCAGAGTGGCGCTTTGGTAATCCGTTGTCAAAGAGGCGGTGTCGCTTTCGGCAAACATATTCACCACGTCGTTCTGATTCGCCTTCGCCTGGCTCTGCGCCTGAAGAAGCGTCTTCAGAGCGCTCCGCGGACTCAATCCGTCCCGGTTATCCGAGCCGCTGTAGGCCTTCACAAACCAGGTCTTGCCCTGCGTCAGAAGCGGCGAGCCGATGAAGGCATTCGCCTGCACGATGTCAAAATTCGTCAGTCCCATCTTGAATCTCCGTATCTCCGTTCATGTTGCCGCGCGATCGAGGGAGATACCTTCGCGCGGGTGGTTTCAAAACTGGGGCCGTCTCCTCACGGCTACGGCCCCGAAGCAAATGCCAGGGAGAACGCTTACTGTCCGGGCGTGCCAAAGACGCCGCGCCATCCGTAGAAGCCCACCGTCGCCCGGTAGCTCATCTGGATGTAGCCGGTCTGGTTCTTCTCGACGAAGTACGACTCCGTGTTGGGGGCCTTGCGGTCCAGCCACAGGGTTTCGGTTTCGTCCGGAGGAGCGACCAAGAACCATGCCTTCGAATTCGTCAGGTAGGCCCAAACGATGCCCTGAATCGTGGCTCCGTCTTCGTTGCCTTCCTGCACGGCGTTGATCGACACACGGTTAGCCGTATCGGGCCGCGTCTGCGACTTCAGCAGCTCGGCCTGGTTCCAGCGATTGGCCGGCGCCACGAGCAGGCGCGGAGTGGGCAACCTCTGGAGAAAGCCTTCATGCGTGAGCAGTAGCTCGTAGTTGGTAAGAGCCAGTTCGAGAGAGCCGAAGTCGAGGTCCGCTCCCACGGAGAGGATGTTGGACTGGGTCCCGCCCGCCTTGATGAGGGGATGAGACGCGCTGCACAGCGGGTACCCGTCCGACCCGTAGTAACTGCCAGTGGAGTCGAAGGCGTTGTTGTACACCGAGGCGCCTTGGATCTCGCGCGCCTGGTAGATCGAGTTCGAGAGCGCCGTCGCGCGCTTGGAGATGACGCCGAATTTGTCGTCTTCGACGAGCTCCTGGCTGGCACCGATGGCCAGGCCGTACTTGGCCGGCTTGAAGTTCGTGTAGAATCCTTGCACCAGGCTGTCGGTCGGGATGTCTTCACCTTCGCCCACCAGTGTGGGCAACCCGACGCCCGCCATGTTCGCGTACTGCTCGATCGAGCGGTTGGTGGTACTGGAACCGAGAACCAGCTTGGCCAGGAACTTCTTAGCCTTGAAGGTCTGCCAGATCTTGGCATTCAAGGCCGGGAGCATCGTCTCGTTGAAGAAGTAGGAAAATTGACCTCTGAATTCCATGGTTTACACCCCCGCCTTTTGGTCGGCATCGACCAGGTTGTTGAAGCTCATGTACACCTGGGCATACTGCCCGGCCGCGTTCGTCGGCGACTGGTAGATTCCGCGCATGTGCGCGTCCATGGTGTTTGTGGTGGCGATGGAGCTTTCCACCAGCGCATGCTTGCTGATCTTGGTACTCGTGTTGCCCGCACCAAAGGCCAGGTTCGCGTTGTACTGCGATTTCGCGACCGTGAAGTTGTTGCTCGATCCGTCGAGTTGCGCGACGAAGATAGCCTGCGCGGCCAGCACGAGGATGTGGTAGGTGAGCGTGGAGAGAGCGCCATAGATCAAGTTGACGCCGAGAACCACGGCAGACCCGGCGCTGGACGCCTGGGTGATACAGCGCGAATTGTCCACGCCGCTGGCAGCCTGGTTCACGGCGTCATTAATGAAGAGCGCCGTGCCGTTGCCTACGAGTTTGTGAGCCGGGATGCAGCTTCCGCTGCCCCCGCTGAGGGTGCGCATCGTCGGCCGGAAGCCGAAGGGCGCGTTAACGTTTGCCATACACTTTCACTCCTTGAGTTGGAACTACTGCCTCACTGGAGCGAAGACTGTGGCAAGGCTGAGGTATGCCGCGCTCGTGTGCCTGTTTCCAGGACTGGATTGAGCGCGCCTGCTTCGCGTTGCTTGTTACCGCTGCGACTGACCGGCGAGTACCGAGTCGGGACCGTTCTCCGCTCTGTGCTGCTCGCCGATCTGCTTCAAAAGCTGATTGCCCCGCTGTTGACAGTTGCGGAGGTTCGCTTCGACCAGTTCCGCCGGGGCGTGGCCCAAGACCATTCCTTTGACCATCACGGGATCGCCGTTGGCTTTCTTCACAATCTCGTAGTCGCCGGCGCCGCCGTCTTCCTTCATCAGCCGCTGAGAGAGAAACTTCGGCCTCATGCCCGCTACTGCGTATTTGTCCGCGACTTCCTTGAGCGGGTCGCGGGCGTCGGACATGGGGATGCCGCGACTCAGCACGTCGTTCCTGCGCTGATCCAGGGCCTTTGTGAAAGGCTCCGCCGTAACTTCGATGCCGCTGGGCTCCCGGACGTCCGGCCGCGCGTTCTTCGCCGCGATGCCCTCATCGGTTGCGCCGTAGTCGAGCGCGCACAGCACCTGCGGATCGAGGTTCATCGCCGAGATTTCCACTCCATTGATGTGGCACTTCAGAATGCGGTCGACGCCCGTCTCTCCCAGACTGCCCTCGGTTCCGATGAACGTCTTGGACGGCCCGAAGCCGCCCGCGCTTCTGATGGTCTTCTTCGCTGGCATCTACCGTCTCCTTC